CAGTCAGTTACTGTTGTTGGTGGGGCCGTTTCGCTTCCGCGAATCAGCTCGGGCGAGAACAAAGGTACTTTTCAAAGTGCCGATGGTCTCACTCGTCTGTCGGTCTCGCATGCCTATGGCAGCAGGATCCGACGGACCGCCCGCCTCGATCTTTCAAAGATCGCGGCCGACCCATTCGAGGCAACTGTCAACAACAAGTACTCAATGAGTACATACATTGTTGTTGACATTCCAACGGGGGGTTACACAACAGCGGACATCGTTACCAATGCGGCAGGTCTTTTGACCTACCTCACGGCGACGACGAACGCTCGCCTTACCCAGCTTATGGGCGGCGAGAACTGACCTCTCTCATTCTGTCTACCGTAATCCTCTATGCCAAAATTATTGGCGTTTTGGGTTGGCTTGCCCAGCTTATAGCTGGTGCTTTGCCAGGTAGACAGGGTTCTACAGCAAAGCCTGGACAGTATAACGTTCTGTCTCAGGTGTATGCTGAGGAGAAGGCCCTCTCTCTCCTTTTGGAGAGGGGAGTTTACTACTGCAAGGACTGTCGTGCTTACCACTTCAATAGTGGACGCATGAAGTTCTTCAGTAGGCTCTTGGGGCTTTCTGAGAGAGACCTGCCTGATTAGCAGGTAGGATCAGCAGCATCTGGCTAAGGATAGCCACCTTACTTTTGTAGGGGACTATGAAAAGCCTAATGCTGTTCTTGCAAGAGGTCCTCCTTGATATGGAGGACCTATGCGGTACAAGCACCAAACTTGATCTAAAAGAGATCAAGTTGCGTGTACAACACGAAGGGATATCGTTTTTGACGATATCCTTACCTAACTTCGGTAAAGATCTCCAAAAAGGTCTCGACCGAGGTTATGTAGCTCGTGACCTCTTCCAGGGATTTTCTTGGAAGGGTGGTCTCCCCCGATTATTCGGAGGTTTCCTCGAGCTCGTGTTCACGCGAAGTGGTGGCCGGTTGCTGGATGAGCCATCCGTCGATGCCATCTTCGCGATACGCCAGATTTGTCTGGTGTTCGAGAAGATTCTGCTTGATTGCGCCAGTTGGCGTGTCAAACAGGCGATGGATGCTTATATCCAGTGTGAATCGGATGTACGGGAAGCCGACGCTCTCCTTAGTCCTTTTTTTGAAGGCTAAGTTCAAGAGGATTGGCAGCCTGATTTGGTCCGATACGTTCCAAGCCATAGATGAGGATATCTTCTATGGTCGTATCGTACCATCTCATGGTCCTGGGGCCACGGCTGAAAAGCTTAGCAGCAATGCTAAGTGGATCATGCCGGAATGGACCCAGCGCTTGGATAGGTGGTTTCCTCATTGGGAATACCTCCTTCCGAACGAAGGACCTCTGATCACCGATCAGGGCGTCCTTGATCACGTTAACATCCGTGAACCCGGTAAGGAACTTCCCGTTCGGGTCGTTCCTGTACCTAAGACGTTGAAGAGTCCGCGTATCATCGCCATCGAGCCTGCGTGTATGATGTTCATACAGCAGGGTATCCTCGGTAGCTTTGAGCGTGAATTGTCCAGGCCTAACGGCCCTGGGCAGTTCATCCGATGGAAGCACCGTGAGCCTAATCAGGCTTTGGCGCTCCAAGGCTCCTGGAAAGGAGATCTTGCTACGCTCGATTTGAGTGAAGCATCGGATCGTGTCTCCAATCAGCATGTACGTGCCCTTCTTGAGAACTTCCCCAACCTGGCTGGTGGGGTTGATTCTTGTAGGTCACGGAAGGCTGACGTTCTTGGTAAGACAATTCGTCTTGCCAAGTTCGCGTCTATGGGTTCAGCCCTCTGCTTCCCCTTTGAGAGTATTGTGTTTTGCACTCTCATATTTCTGGGGATCGAAGAGGAGCTCAACCGGCAGCTCACCCTTGAAGATATTTATTCCTTCAAGGGTAAGGTGCGCGTCTACGGGGATGATCTTATTGTCCCCGTAGAATTTGTACCTTCCGTGATCCGAACACTAGAAACTTTTGGGTTTCTAGTTAATAGGAACAAGTCTTTCTGGACTGGCAAATTCAGAGAGTCTTGTGGAAAGGAGTACTATGACGGGATGGATGTCTCTATTACGAGACTCCGTCGAGTGCTCCCCGAATCACGGCAGGACGTTGAGGGAGTTATTGGCACTGTTGCTACACGTAACCTGTTTTACAAAGCAGGCATGTGGAGAACAGCGTCTTTTCTCGACTCATGGTTGGAGAGGTTAATACCCTATCCAATTGTGGGCGAGAACTCCCCTGTGCTAGGGCGCTTTAGCTTCCTCGGGCTTCGTCCCGAAGAGTGGAAGCTAGATCGTTTCTTGCATGCCCCCTTCGTTAAGGGGTATGTAGAAACGTCGCAGTCTCCAGTTGACATGCTGGATGACTATGGTGCCCTCCTCAAGTGCTTGACTACTCTCGAACGTAGAGAGTCTAGTGTTTTGCCAGACACTAGCGAGCATTTGGAACGTTCTGGACGTCCCTTAGCGCGTCGCATCAAGCTAAGGTGGGCACCCGCCCTTTAGTGGCGGGTGTGTCGACAGCCTGGTCTGTCGATGTGGAGAGGCTCGGTGCCTCTTTCGAGGCACACTTGTCCTCGGGAGATGCACTGGT